ATGAAAATAAGCCATAGCGACTTTAAAGTACCGAAAAGAATCCTAAAACAAATAGAGAAATACAACGCAGGGATAAAAGATAAGGGGGATACAACAAATGACTGAGCGTGAACAGTTTATGAAATGGCTAGACACATGCCCATTTGAGCGAGAGCATATGTATGAAGATAAAGGTAAGCACTGGACAAAGGTGCGTGTCCTGTTTTCATTCAGTAGTTCGGACATGGACTGGGACGACTTAAAAATAGGTATGACCTGTAGCGATGACTAAGAAATAGGGGGCGAGAATATTCCAAACGGCATCTAGGCTATGCCGCAAACACTAACCTTGCTAAGTTAAAGAATCCCCTAACTAACATTCTTTAATGGTGCATAAACCTTTACTCGCTGAAACATAATCAAGGAAAGGTTAGGCAGCCAACTACTAAACCCCTTAACTGGGGTTTTTTTATGTCTCGATAAAATGTGGTCTCAAGACGTACCTAAATGTGGTCTCAAGACGTACCTAAATATGGTCTCAAGACGTACCTTTACATATAACTATACTTATATACAAGCCGACTTATCAAAGTTTTATTTTCTCCAGGATTTGTACTTTACGTACAAAACTTACCGCGCCCGTGGTTCTATTACCTCATAATAATTGTTTACATTGTATACGCATTGGGTTTACAATGGGATTACCCAGATAGTTTTAGGGTAAAGGGTTGACTCAGTAGAAACTATCTACATTATTTTAGGAGTGAATGAAGTGACACCAGAGGGAACAGTAAAAGCACATGCCGAGAAAGCATTAAAGAGATTAGGTTGTTATTACTTTATGCCTAGTAGTGGAGGCTATGGCCGCGCAGGTATACCTGACATCATAGTTTGCCACAAAGGTAGATTCATTGGCATCGAGTGCAAGTTTGATGCAGACAAAAATCCCCCTACGAAACTACAACAGCTAGAGCTTGCCAAGATTAAGAAGGCCGGAGGTATAGCTATTGTATTCGACACGAACACCACACAAAAAGAATTAGTTGCTATGATAAACGCAGAGGCAATGGATAATAAAGATTGGACAGATTGGGCACTGGAGCACATATCATGAGTTTAGAAGAATACGAAGGTTACGAAGAGTTACTTACATGTGATGGCTTAGACGAAGCGATCATGGGTGTATGTATGAGATTTGGACAGGCTGACGTCGTGGCGTATGACTATATGAAAGTATTAGACATATTAGTACATGACAGCGGTATGTCACCAGAGGAAGCGTGTGAATTTTTTGAGTTCAATATTATTGGCGCAGGTATGGGTGAAAAAACCCCAGTGTTTATCGACGGCAGCATGTACTCAAATCTCACAGAGCAATAGTTCTATGGGGAGGGAACTGGTAAGAACTCTGAGGGCAGGCCGCTATGAATAGAACTGATAGATTTTTTATAGGGCTATGCAGCAAAACAACACAGGTAATGCTAATACAAATTGTAGAGCACACAAGTAATGTAGTTGAGTGTATGCAGAATACTAAAGTAAGCGGGTGGTGTTATTGGGTTCATGTTATGGAGTCAGGCACATACCGAATAGTCGATAATATAATAGTGCGGCATTACTTACGCAAAGCCAAGATAAAAAACACAGAACGCAACATCCTAAAAACCGCAGTAGATGATACTCGTTGGTTAGAGGAGTAGTTAATGATACAGGAACAAGACATGGTGCAGATTCTTACAATAGATTTCGAGACATACTACGACAAAAAGTTTTCTTTAACAAAATTAACAACAGAAGAATACATTAACGATCCTCAGTTCCAAGTGATTGGTGTAGGTGTAAAAGTTAACAAGAACGCGAGCCAATGGTTTAGTGGTACGCACGACGATATAGGTGATTGGCTACAGCAGTTTGATTGGGACAAAAGTTTGGCGATAGCCCACAACGCTATGTTTGATGCGGCAATACTGAATTGGCATTTCGAGTTGCGCCCGACGCGGTGGATAGATACGTTGTCATTAGCAAGAGCAGTTGATGGTGTGTATGTAAGTAACTCTTTAAAGGCTGCCTGTGAGAGATGGGACATTGGTAAGAAGGGCACTGAGGTGCTTGATGCGATAGGTAAGAGACGCGAGGACTTTACACCAGAAGATTTGGCGCAGTACGGTGAATACTGTAAAAACGATTGCGACCTAACAACAGACCTATTTGGTGTTCTCTTTAACGAAGACATAGCGGTAGAAGAATATGGCGCTATCAGCGCCACTATTAAGATGTTCTCCGAGCCTGTGCTAGAGTTAGATACTGCTTTATTAAACAAGCACTTAGGTGAAGTTATTAAGCACAAGAAAGAATTGATGGAGAAGGCGCAGTCCGACAGCGATATATTGTTGAGTAACCCAAAGTTTGCTATAGCGCTAGAAGAGTTAGGAGTTATCCCGCCAATGAAAATATCGGCACGTACAGGTAAAGAAGCCTTTGCGTTTGCCAAAAGCGATAAAGGTTTGAAGGACTTACTGGAGCACGAGAATCCAAAGGTACAAGCACTTGTAGCTGCTAGGCTAGGAGTAAAGTCTACATTAGAGGAAACCAGAACACAGAGGATAATAGACATTGGCGAGCGAATCGGTGTTTTGCCTGTACCTCTTAGATACCATGCAGCACACACAGGCAGATGGGGTGGTTCAGATAAGATAAACCTACAAAACTTACCAAGTCGAGGAGACAACGCCATTAAGAAATCTATTATCGCCCCAGAAGGATACACACTCATTGACGCTGATTCATCTCAGATTGAGGCTAGGATACTGGCATGGTTATCAGGGCAGGACGATTTGGTGAAGGCATTTGCTAATAAAGAAGATGTCTATAAGATAATGGCGGCAAGTATTTACACAAAAGATATCTCAGATGTAACAAAAGAAGAACGATTCGTAGGTAAGACAACGATATTAGGTTGCGGCTATGGTATGGGGGCGGAAAGATTTAAGAACCAACTACGTAATTTTGGTGTTGTCATAGAGCTTGATATGGCACAAAGAATCATAGATACGTACCGAGGCAAATACGACAAGATAAAACAATTATGGAAGGACGGGCAGAGGTGTTTAGAAGCTATGGTAAAGAAACCAGAGCGCCAGACTGTTGAATTTGGTGTTTGCTCTGGCGTTATAGTTTTAGGCGAATCTGGATTCATGCTACCAAACCGAGTGTTATTGGACTACCCTAATTTGGTTAAGACAGATGGCGAGTTTACTTATCGTGCAAGAAAGATGGACGTTAGAATATATGGTGGGAAGGTTGTAGAGAACTTATGTCAAGCCATAGCCCGATGTGTGATTGCGATACAGTTGGCTGAAATTTCTGAAAGATATAAGGTTGCGCTGACAGTACATGATAGTATTGTTTGCGCGGTGGAGCACGACGAGGTTGAAGAAGCTAAAGTTTTTATCGAGTCTTGTATGCGTAAGTCGCCAGAGTGGGCTAAAGGGTTACCGCTAGATTGTGAAAGCGGTATAGGTAAATCATATGGAGCATGTGCATGAGTGTAGCTTGGTCGTATTCTAGTCTTTCATTGTTTAAGCAATGCGCTAGGAAATATTATAGATTGCGTATAGCGAAAGACGTAAAGGAAAGTTCGGCCAAACATCTTATTTACGGCAACGCAGTACACAAAGCGTGTGAAGATTACGGACGAGACGGCACAGAATTACCCAAAGAATACGCGTTTGTGAAGCCACACGTAGATAAATTATTAGCTGCAGAAGGCGAGAAGTTATTTGAGTACCGTATGGGTCTGACTAAGGAGTTAGAACCCTGTAAGTTCTTTGACAAGGCTGTTTGGTGGCGCGGGATTGCCGATTTGGTTGTCATTAACGGGGATACAGCACTACTCGTTGACTACAAAACTGGAAAATCTGCTAAGTATGCCGACACTAAGCAATTGCAACTACTCAGCCTAGCATTGTTTGCACACTTTGAAGAAGTGCAGACTATAAAAGGTGGACTATTATTTTTAGTATCTAAAGAATTCATACCTATTACGTTTGCGCGGGACGTCATTGAATCCGGTTGGACGTACTGGAACAAAGATGTAAGTAGGCTTGAGATGTGTATGGACGCAGATACGTGGAACCCCCAAGAGAATTTCACTTGTCGTAACTATTGCCCTGTGACAGACTGTGAATACAACGGAAATAATTGAGACAGTTAGATGCCTTACGTAAACAAAAAAAGACCGTACAAGAAAGAATATCAGCAAGAGAAAGCGCGGAAAGAAAAGAAGGCACGCGCCGCAAGAGCACGAGCAAGATACGCTTTAGACAAGGACGGTGTTGATAGGAAAGGCAAAGATATAGACCATAAGAAACCACTGTCAAAAGGTGGGTCGAACAAACGAAGTAATCTAAGATTAGTAAAGCCTAGTAGCAACAGAAGTTTTAGCAGAAACTCTGACCACACGGTAAAAACAAACAAACCAAAGAAGAAAAGAACAACAAAGAAAAAGAAGTGAATTATGCAGATAATAGAGGACAAGACTCTAGTATTACGAACCCGCAACCCAGACAAAATAAAACAAAAAATACCTAAAAGTAAAACTTTAGATATTGCAGAAGACATACACACTATGTCTGTCAAATGGGATTTACCTAACGCGCAACAGTTAGCAGGGTTAAAGATGAAGAACGTACCTAGCCCTATCATGCGAGATTACGCGTGGGCTGGTGTGTTCCCGCCTATGGAGCATCAGAAAACTACTGCCGAATTCCTAACGCTAAACCCACGTTCATTTTGTTTTAACGAGCAAGGCACAGGCAAAACTGCTGCTTGTATATGGGCTTCGGACTATTTGCTAGCCCAAGGCTACATCAACAGAGTCCTTATTGTTTCGCCTCTATCAATCATGCAGAGCGCATGGCAAGCTGACTTATTTCAGTTTGCTGTTCACAGAAGTGTAGGGATAGCTTATGGGTCAAGAGAAAAACGTACGGATATTATTAATGAAAACTATGAGTATGTAGTTATTAATTATGATGGGGTCAATGTAGTACAAGAAGCAATAAAGAACGGTGGATTTGACTTAATTATTATAGATGAGGCCAACGCTTATAAGACCGCTACAACAAAGCGGTGGAAAACAATGGCAAAACTTATTCATGCGAACACATGGATATGGATGTTGACTGGTACTCCGGCGGCACAATCTCCAGTAGACGCTCACGGATTAGCAAAGCTCTGCGTACCACACAATGTAGTGCGCTCAAAGACAGCCTACCGAGATAAAGTTATGTACCCGATTAGTCGGTTTAAATGGATACCAAAATCCGATGCGTTAGATACAGTATTTAGAACCTTACAGCCAGCTATACGTTTTACAAAGGAAGAATGTTTAGACTTACCTGACATAGTGTACACAGAGCGAGAAGCCCCACTAACTAAACAACAAGAACACTACTACAAGGAAGTACGGACTCAGTTTCTAATGTTGGCGGAAGATGAAATCGTAACGAGCGCTAATGCCGCCGTTAACATAAACAAACTCCTGCAGATATCTTGCGGTGCAGTATATGCAAACTCAGGCAATACGGTAGAGTTTGATGTGAGCAACAGACTTAACGTGGTTAAAGAAGTTATAGATGAATCTATTGCAAAAGTGTTGGTGTTTGTACCGTTCAGACATGCAATTGAATTATTAAAAGAATACTTACATGGGCAGGGCATCGCGACAGAATGTATTACTGGCAGCGTACCACTACACAAACGCACCGATATAATTAAACGATTCCAATCAAACGCCGATACCAAAGTATTGATCATACAACCCCAAGCAGCAGCACACGGAGTCACACTTACAGCAGCCAGTACGGTAATTTGGTATGCGCCTGTGACATCTACCGAAACTTACTTACAAGCTAATGCCCGTATAAACCGTAAAGGGCAGCACAACAAAATGACTGTTGTACACATACAAGGCAGCCAAGTTGAACGAAGATTATATAAATTACTTTCTGGAAAACTAGAAACACACACGCAATTACTTGATTTATATAACGAAGTTATAAAGTAATATATGTTTGCAATGTGTACAAATATAGTACTATAATAGCTACCCAACTCTTACAAGCGGAGTACAAATATGACTGAAGAATCTATACCAACTCACGATCAACTTGCAGGCGCGATAGTTAAGCTACGCGACGAAATAGCTAAGATCAAAAAAGAAGCCGACAAGAAGATAGACAAACTCAAAGAAGATAAAGAGAAGATGGAGTCTTATCTCAGAGATCATTGTGTTAAGAACAAAATTAAAAGTATTAACACGGACAACGGCACAATAATGTGCAGGCTAGATAGAAAGATAGGAACAACTGATTGGCCTGCGTTTTATGATTGGGTTGTTGAAAACGACGCATTTGATTGCCTTGAGAAACGCATAAAACAATCTGCCATGAATGAATTTATAGAAGAACATAAGGAGGAGATAAAGGATAACCCTGACAAAATACCTAACGGATTAGTTACAAACGCCGAATATAAAATCACAGTACGAAGATCATAGGGAGAATAGTATGAGCACAGATGTAACCACAGAAGACACGTTTGATATCACTCAAGCACCGAGCCACATAGAGAAAACTGAAGTTGCTGTTAGTGAGAGTTTATCTTTTAACCGTCGCATAGACCGCAAAGGTCAGATGTGGCAACTGAAATCAGGCAAGGACGTATTGCATGAAGTTAACGCAGCATCTATAGATGCGGTTATCCTTGCTGATTCACCAACAATATCAAGAGCTTACTACGATTCTGATTATGTAGATGGAGTAGCAAAACCACCTGTATGTTGGACATCTGATAGCAACGGCGGCCCAGATGATAGCGTAGTAGAGCCTCAAGCTGGTAAATGTAGCGTGTGTCCCCAGAATGTTAAGGGTTCTGGCAGCGGCAATACAAAAGCATGTCGTCTGTTTACCCGTGTAGCTGTTGGGTTTGTTGGCGATAACGATGCAACAAAAGGGGTGTTCCAATTTCAGTTACCTGCTACGTCTATTTTTGGTAATGCGCCTGCAGGCAGCCCAGAAACAACACCGTTTATAAAATACAAGCAGGTCTTAGCGACTAATGGATACACACCAGACAAGGTTATTA